GCCACCGCCAGACACGGTGCCAGGCGCGCCGCTCACCTCATATGGGCAGAAGTCGAGCGTCCACTGCCGTGCGTCCGTTCCCGGTCCTAGGTTGAACGTGTCTTCAAATATGGTGGCATTCAGCAGCGTAAACGTCCGCTGGGCCGACGTGCCAGTCACGAGGTATAGCCGCTCATCCACTGGGCCCTCGTAAATGCATCGGACCGTTTGAGTCCAGTATTGCACAGTGCCTGGCGTGAACGTGAACGCATTGGCCACGCTATTCCATGCCACCACCCAGTTGGAATAGGCCCGCTTCACCTCGAAAGTGAACTGCAGCACGCTGCGGCAGCAGCACCTTCCCTCGGAACAGCGCTGCCCGGCGGTGCCTTGGTTCTGCGTGCACGGACCACATTCTGTTGGGTCCGTGCTGTCGCAGATGTTCGCCCGGTGCCAGTAGGAAATGTTCGTCAGCCCAGTTCCGCTGATGACCTGAGTGCTAAACGTCGACTGGGCGTTCCTGCGCATGCGGATGGTGCCGCTGCCAACGGTCAGCGCACCGAAGTCAACACCATTGGTGAAGTCCATGGTGTAATCGCCGCACGCCTGGCCGTTGGAATCCGCTGCGTATGCGCCCTGAACGGCGCCCAGTTCTGTGTAATAGTTTGGCTGCGGTCCTTGGTAGCAATCCGGGAACAACTCCGAGCACTCGTCCCCCACGTCGTAGCAGCCACGACCTTCGACGGTACGGTCGGCACTGCATTTCTTCTCGAGCACAAGGCCTGGAATTGATTTCGGGCTGCTGACCACCGTGTAGCACGGATAGTTCGTGCGCTCGATGAGCACCTCCGGCACCATCATGCGGTCAAAGTATTTTTCCACCAGCGTGTCGACCGGTGGCGTGCAGCTCGATCCAGTAATGCAACACTTATCCCTGACGGTGTTGGAGGCATAGCACGGGTTTGGGTCCAGCCTCGGATTCACCCGGATATCTGTAATCGCTTGCAGCGCAAAGTTGCCAGCGATGGCACCGGTATCCACCGTGGCCTCGTACGTGAAATCGCCCAGCCCGGTGTACGGCACTGGGCAATCATCGTTGGCAAAGCAGCCCTGACAGCAGCAGGTTCGTACCAGCGTCACTTCTTGAACTTCGACAGCGGGAACAGGTTGCCTGCCACGTACCCACAAACGCCAAGGAGCAGAGCGAACCAAACGCTACCGATGAAACTGGGCATGGTCATTTCCTCTTCCGGCTTGGGGTGCGAATCGGCGCGGCACGCCGGAATGCCGCGTCGAACGTCGGGTCCGCCCGGCGCAGCTCAGCCACCGCGGCCACCGCTTGCTCGGGCGTCAAGTCGATCAGGCTGGCCGTCAGTTCGGCCGCTCGGCGCTCCGTCGGCGTCACGATGCCCAGCCAGCCCTTGACCAGCCGCCCGACGCCGGTGTGCCACACGATGAAGCCGACGCCGAGCACGGCGAGCGCGATGCATACCCAGACGAGAGGGGCCACCCACCAGGGCACCTGGTCCTCCACGCCTGTCAGCGCCATGTAGATCAGGTCCACGGCGTCAAGGATACGCGCCTGCTCGCCCTGGCCGGCCACGGCCTCCCCTTTGATCGTCGGCAGGCTGGGCGCTTGGGCGTCAGCCTCGCTGGCGATGCGCTCGAAGCGTCGGCCGCTGCTGTGCGCGAGTTGACGCACGGCGGTCGTGTTGGCGGCAATCCGCTCGCTCGGACCAGCGCAGGAGGTCGCCACGACGACGACGATGGCGGCCAGCCATCTCATGGCTCCACCGGCTCGCTGAACGTAGTCCCATCCCACTCCCAGCCAATGTTGCAGACGGTGCCATCCTGCAGCTGGACGGCCTCAGCCCCGGCTGGAAGTGTCCACTCGGGCGTTCCGTTCCACACCACGACATTGTCGACGATTCCGCTGATGACGATTGCCCAACGCATAGGTGCCCTCAGAAGTACGCGCTAATGATCACAAGACCGGGCGCCCCATTGCCGCCCGCGCCGCTGCCGATTCCGTTCAGACCGCCGCCTCCACCACCTCCGCCGCCGCCGTAACTGCCGCCGTTGCCACCGGCTCGTCCGGCCGTGGAACTGCCCCCGCCCCCACCGCCGCCCGTGCCTACGACGCCGTTGGACGCCCCGTTGCTGCCTGCTGCGTTGGCTGCACCGCCAGGGCCGCTGCCGTTGAAATGGGCAGTCCTCGAGCCATTCCCGCCGCCAGCGGTTGCGTTGCCACTGGTGATGCCACCGCCGCCGCCCCCGCCACTCGCGCCCTTCGTGAATCCTGGCGAGTTAGCCCCGGTGGTATGGGCTCCTGCGCCGCCAGCGCCACCGTCGTAGATGCCTGCCGTGGTCGCGCCACCGGCTGAGCCGCTCGTGGTCTGGCCGCCGCTCCCGGCGTTGCCAACCCCAGTTAGGGCGATGTCGCCAGCCCCGGCCGTCGTGCCGACACGACTCTCCCCGCCTGCGGTGCCGTTGTTTCCGTTTGTGTCCGCCGTCAGTTGCGCCGCCCCGCCGGTGCCGCCTGCGCCGACCGTGACGTGCAGGGTGCCGGGAAGTGCGCTGGCCGGGAAGTTCTGCACGTTGATGCAGGTGCCTCCGCCCCCGCCCCCACCGCTGCGGTGGGTGGCCGCCGCACCGCAACGGCCGCTGCCGCCGCCTCCCCCGCCCGAAATCACCCACATATCGACGTATGCGCAGCCTGTCGGCTTCGTCCAGGTGCCGCTACTGGTGAACACCGTCACCTCGGTCTTTCGGCCGTCGATCTTGGCGATGGCCGGCCCGGTGACCTCGAGGTAGATAGCCCCGTCGGCAGTGTTGACGGCCAGTTCCCCTTCGAGCAGCTGCGCCGTCGTTGGCACCGCTCCCGTGGTGCTCGAGCGCTTCAGCCGGATTTGGTCAGACATCAGTAGGTCCCCCCGTCAACCGAAACCGTCAGGGCCGACACGCACTCACCGTCCCAAGCGTTGGCACGCTCAAACAGAGCCACGCTAACGCCGTCGGCGGTGTAGCACAGGAAAGCGTGCACAAACGAATCGTTTGGGACCTTGAGCAGGAGAAATCCAGAGGCGTTTGCCCGCGTTGCATTCACGCCACCTGCCGCAGTGCCTGCGGTGTTGCCGTACTCCGCTAGGTTGTAAGCGGTCACTTCCGTGAGTTCCGTAAGGCCAACGTCGACGATCGATGACGGCGACGATGCTGGCTGCACCTTTTTCAGCACATACTGCCAGCGATTGGAGGTCAGCAACGTGCTGCCCACTATCCGCATCGTGTGCCATTCCCGCGTCACTCCTGGCGCTGTAAGCAGGCGCTCAAGTTGCGCCTTGTTTGCGTGGACGAATTGGGCGGCCGTAATCAGGGAGTTCTGCGCATCGGCAGACACCCCCATGGGGCCATAGACAGACGGTTGTAGAAATCCGCTCATACCCACCCCGGCGGAATTGAGGCCGTGTAGTTCAGGATCTCAGTAGGCAGTATGACGCCTGGCGTGTCGAAAGCCGCGGTAGGTTCGTATGGCTGAAACCACACAGCGCGAGCAGTGCACTTGACAGTGCTGCCACCAAGCGACTGCGTCGAGTCGTTCCAAATTGAACCGTCTACCGGGTTGCGGAGCACCATCTGTTCCAGATGGAACCAGTCGTCATCAACAAACGTGTAAACGTCCATCTTGACCTGGTCACTGACGTAGCGCGATTCGTACGACTGGAACAAGATCCTGCCAGCCGCAGCGCCTAAAAACACGTTGGTGTTTCGGTGATACAGGTATGAACGAGGATTGGTAGGGAAGTTCGTGTAACCGACACTGGTAGCAGGCTCGTGCACGAGAAACTCGAGCCGGATGATGTTCTGGCGTACCAGGAATTGAATCGGGTTGCCCATCACATTAGTGACGAGTCCGTTACTGATCAGGGTACTGGCTGGCCATGTCACGTTCCCGCTTGCCGGGAACGAACCAGCCGGTGATCCGCTGGTTAGGCCTGGCTTGGGCCGGATGTATTGCTGCACCGGCCTAGCGCTGGATTGTTCGCTGATCTTGAGCCCACGATATGGCGATTCTCCCAGTAGCACGGCCTTGGCCGTCTGAGTGACAACGTAACAGTTGTTCTTGGCTGGATGCGTTTGGACCTCGATGTCCGTGACGATCATTTGCGCAAGCCCAACGTCGACTGCGATGACAGCCAAGCGAGCGCCAATCGGCTCGATGACGTTGAACGGTGCCGTTTGCGCCTTGATCAGTTTCCAGATGGTCCAGCCATCCTCCCCCGACCCATCATGAGCAAGGGTGTTTTGAGCAACGAGAAACTGCGTTCGTAAAACAGATTCGGCTGGTTCTACGCCGATGCTGAACGTCTGGTTGCTGTGGAGACGTTGAACTTCCCAAGCCATCAGCGTGTCCCCCCAGAATTACGGGCAATCTCAGCCAGCAGGTAAGTCTGCCGTTCCAGCTGCATGCGGGTCGACTCGTACTGTTCAGTCTGCCCACCGGCCATGGCAAGCGATGCCTGCGTCTGCAGTTCGCCCATCCTGAATCGCTCCCGGTTGGATACGCTCTCAAAGTTGCTTGGTGACAGATTGCCAGCAACCAACATCTGCGACAACGGGCCGAGATTCCCGCTCAGGAGTTCCGATCCGACCGCGGCTGCCTGCTCATACATGCCGCCACCGGCCTTCACCAAATTGGCTGCGTATTCGGCGGGGCCCAGCAGTGCCGACTCGACGCTACGACCGAGGGTACTGCCAGCCTGATTGGCCAGCAGCGCCTGCATTGCCTGCTTGTTTGCGTCGGCGATCATCTTCCTGGCCTCGGGCTGGTCCAGCCCAGCCTCAACCATGCGCTGTCCGACGCCCATTTTGATCATGTCAGCCTGTATTTGCGCCTCATTCATAGCGTTGCTAAACGGGAACATCATTTCGGCTCGCATCTTGCGAGCTTCGGCGGCTGCCTGCACCACGCTAGACATGAAACCAACCATGGGAAGCGCCATGGCTGCATGGATGCTGGCGCCGATTCGATTGGTAGCGCCGCGCAGCTTCTCGAGCTCGCCAGTCACCTGCTGCCCCATCTTGCGCAGCCCAGTAACGTCGGCGTCGATCCCGATTGAAAGTCCTAGTTTCGCCACGTTGCCACCTTCCCGAGGGTTGCCATCCAGTCAGTCTGCCCGGGCTTGCGCCAAGGCTCCACCACCGTCTGCGGCTGACGAGTCAGCCCGTACGCCAGGACCACCAGCAGGCGCTCTATGCGGTCTGCCGGGGTCCATTCCAAGGGTTTGCCATCACCCCCTGGATTAGTGCCGTGGCCACATGCATGTCCAGCGATGTTGAGCCCGGCACGCCGTCCACTCGGGTGCAGGATTCGAGCACGAACGCCTGCCGGGCGTCGTCGTCCAGCTGCTCGACCTTGCGCCACTCGCCGACCGTGATGGGCCGGACCTCGAGCACGGCCGGGTAACCGGCCACCGCCTCGCTGTTCAGGGTGCGCCAGGTCATGCTGATCGGCTCACAGTGATCTGCCCGACGTACTGCCAGCTCAGCGTTGCTTGGTGCACTGCGTCATTGGCATATGTGGCGTTGAATCCTGTAATCACAGCGCTTCCGGTGTAGTCAATCCCGCCAGATGCTCCACCGCTGGCGTTGATCGTAATGGTCACCGCTGCCGTGTCGGGCGTAGCCCCGCCGAACTTTGCTGCCAAGGTTCCCGCCGTGGCGTTGTCCGTGTGGATCGTTGCTGATCCAGTCACGTTCGGCCGCCCCTGAAGAGCCAAAGTAAACAACGAATTGAGCGCGGTAGCGTCGACGGTAGCGCTTGATGCCGTGATGTTGATGTCACTCGCGTCTACAACGACTGCGGCTGCAGCACCAATTCCGATTGACAATGTCGTGCCGTTTGCGATGAATGCCATGTCTTAGCCTCCTGTTGCCCAAATGCGGTACGTCTGACGGACCACCCGCGGGCCGTCGTCGGTGCCTTCCTGATCGTCCATGCGCTCCACGTCCTCGCCGTCGGTGGCGTTCCATTGAATGCGCGTGCCGTCTACGGTCGTGAATCCCGCGTTGTCGTTGAGCACTCCCGACACAGCAGCCGCCAGAGTCCGGGCCGCCGACAAACTGACGGCGATGCAATCCACCGACACGGCGAACTCTGCCAGGCTGGTCGTTTGCGCCAGCGTGCGCACGGGAGTCCGGCTATCGATGCTGTAGACAATGGCCGGCAGCGCGGTACCTTCCCGGCGCCATTCGGGGCTGATTCGCGTGCCGACGAGCGCGGTAACGCCAATGTCGCTGGTGAGCCGGTCGCGGATGGCGGTTTCGATGCTCATTTCTTCGACACCTTCATACGCGCCTTGCGGGCCAGTTCGGTCAGTTGCGTCTCGATGACCAGCGCCAGGTCCTCCTTAAGGACCTCGGGCGGGAACTGCTGATAGGTGGCCCGCTTTACGTGCCACTGTGCGCGGCCGCTGTCGACGATTGGCGCGATGTACGACCGGGGGCGACGCTTGTACCGGAAGCCGGTGCGGTTGGTGGTCTTGAGCCCGCGGGTGTCACCCATCGACTGGATCACCTTGCTGGACGCCTTGCGCAGGCTTTCCTGCCCGCCGTAACTGCGGTGGGTGGCGCCGTGCGTCAGCCAGTTCTGCTTGTACGTCGTCGCCAGTCGCTTGAGGCTGCGCCTCAGCAGCTGCTTGAACAGGTTGCGGCTGACGCGGTCGGGGAGCTCGAGGAAGACCTGCTCGGCTGCCAGGAACGCCCGCTGGGCGCGCTGGCTGGCTCCGGCACGCATGATGCCCAGGTTCTCCGAAGCGTTGACCTGGCGTTGCATGAAACGCTGATAGTTGCGCAGGTGCTCCGGCGAATTGAACTCGGCGCCGCGGCGGAAGCTCATGCCGTCACCTCGAGCGCTTCGCAGTGCAGTTCCATGCGCCGCAGGGTCGGATCTAGTACGCCGGTGACCTGAAGAACTCGGTCAGACTTGCCCGTTTCGCGCAACAGAATCCGGCTCTTGACGGTCACCGAGTCAATCCAAGGAAGGATCAGCCTCCACGCCGTCTGCCCGCGGTTGATGTCCACCGAGTCGATGCTTCGGCCGTCGGCCGATTCGATGTAGCCCAGCACCGTCGCGGCCGTGTTCCAAGTCTTCACGTCCTGCCCGTAAGCGTCAACAGTGGCAACGGTGTAGTTTTGCACCGCCATTTCGTGCCGGAACATGCCACGCGGGACCATCAGTGCACCCCATGCTCCCCGAGCATTGCCATCAGCATCTGCTCGGCCTTGCCCTCGATGGCGTTAGTGCTGTCGCCGCGGTCGGCGTACAGGCGCCCGCACAGCTGCAGCGCCAGCATGTTGATGTAGTGGTCGCCCACCAACGTGTTCCAGTTGATGGTGACAGGCCGGTTCCAGGCCTTGTCGATCAAAACCGCAACCCGTTCGCCGTCCCAGTGCAGTTCCGGCGTTTCCGTCTGGGTCACGTCATCATCGTCCACATATACGGCGGTGATCGCTGACGCTGTGTTCACCGGCTGGATTGGCAGGACCACCCAGGTGTCATCTTCGTCCGAGACCTTGTACGACCGCTCCAGCGCCTGCATGGCGAGCCCAGTGCAGCGCTCGATGGTTTCGCGGACCGCCGGCAGCAGGATCGATCCGATGTAGGAATCGTCCTGCGTGTGGAAGATCCGCAGGTGGGCTTTGATATCGCTGGTCGTAAGTGCTGGCATTTGGAAAAGGCTGGGGGGGGTGTCCCCCCCCACAGCCCGGGGTCACATGGAGTCAGTCGATCAGACCGTACCGCAGACGATGCAGCCGCCCGCGTAGGTGTCCACGATCTTTGCGTCCGAACGCATGAACGATTCGTAGCGCACGAACCCGTTGAGCGACGCGATGTACGGGTTGACACGGAAGGTCGCGTTGGAGCGGTCAACGATGCGGTACGCCCTCTGCATGTCACCGAACCAGATCACGACCTTGTCGGCACCACCGCCGAAGGTCGGCGCGTATTCGGTCAGGTACACCGGGCGACCAAAGATGCGGCCGACGACGCCGTCCTGCACGAAGTTGCCGGTCATGCCGTCGTAGATGAACTTTCCGGCCGTGCCACCCGCACCGTCGCGCTTCCCCAGCAGCTGGCCCCAGGTAACCGGGTTCATCACCCAGGATGCGTTGTTGATGTAGCCGGGGCGGATCTTCGAGTACAGGCTGATGACGTCGGTCCACTCCATCACCGTCGTGTTGCCCGCGGTGTAGACGTAGTTGTTGGAGTCCCAGACCGCCTCGCGGAAAATGCCCTCTTCTTGGCCGGTGCCGGTGCCGATGGCGTGCTTTTCAGCGCGGTACTTGCTGTGAGCGCGGGCGTGGTCTTCGACCACCTGCGCGGCGATGTCCACGACGCTGTCGTTCAGCAGTTCGTCGCTGATGTCGGTGTAGGCAGCAGCCTTGTACGCCGAGAAACTGCGCTTAGCGATGCTCATATCGCTAGCGGTGAAGGCAGCACCTTCGTTCAGCGCGACCACCGACGTGCGGCCGTTGATCACGGGCAGATCGAGGTTGGTGGGGAACATCTGCGTGGTGGCGAGCTGCCGGATCGGGTTGTCCCAGTCCAGCCACTTGACGAACTCACCAGTCTGCTGGGTCACGGTCGTGTTTCCGCCAGCGGTGGCAGTTCCGATGTTCAGCGTGCGGAGGTCGAACGTCAGTTCGCTGCCGTCGCGCTTCATCATCTGATCAGCGATGGAACGGATGGCGTTGGGGCCGGCCGCCTGAGCGACACGGTTGACGACCTGGGCACCCTTGTTGCGCATGCCGTCGAGACGGCTGCGAACGGACAGGGTTTCCAGCTGCGCGTCGATGCCGCGGATTTCCTCCTCGGCAGCGTCGAACGCCTTCACAGCGTCAGGGGTTGCGGTCTCGGCGTACTGCTCGCACGCAGCAACGAGCTGCGAGCGCTTCTCACGGAGCATTTCAGGGGTCAGGCTCATTTCAGGTCTCCAATCCGCAGCCGCAGGTACCGAGCGACGAGCCCGGTGGAAGTGCGAAACGCCCGGACCGCGGCTGCGGTCGCCTCGTAGGCGGGCGTGTGGACAAGGCTGACCTCGTAGAGCCGGGCCGTCACGACGGTGCGGCGCTCGCCGCGCCACTCGTCCTTCTCGGCCACGAACCCAAACGACATGTTTTGGTAGATCCCATCGCGAAGCAGGACGCGCATGTCCTGCCCGTCGCGGGTGTCAGGCAGGCGAGCGGCGAACGTCACGCCGCGCTCGGTCTCCTCGAGCTCAAGGGTGCCGCTGCGGGTATCCGCGAGCACGCGCCCGCCGTCATGCTCGACCAGCAGTGACACGTTCCGCCTGCCGAGGTCGGCAGCGAACGCGCCACGCTGGATGGTCTCGATGAACGGCAGCGGAGCCGAATCCGTTTCGTACGGGATCGCCAGCCCGGAAACGGTGTTGCCCTCGACGTCTGCGCGGACCTCGAACGACCGGCGGTCAATCTGCATCGGGAGACTCGCTTTCTTCGTCCTCGCGGTCGCCGTTGACCTCGGCCTGACCGGCCGCGGTGTCCAACCGCATCATCAGTTCGTCAGCCATCGGGTCCTTCACCGGCTGCATGCCGATGAACCACCTGGCGTCGTTGGGAGTCAGGACGCCAGACATGACGAGCTTGGACAGTTCCTTGGCGGTGTCCTTCATCGTGCCGCGGAGCAGTTCCTGCAGGTCGTGCTCGACGCGGTAGCCGGGCAGCAGCTTCGCCATCAGTTCGGCGTCAATCCGCTTGGCCCACGGGCGCAGCGTCTGATCGACCAACGCCCGCTGAGCGTTCAGGTCGATCTGTGTGCCACTTTCTGTCGCAGCCAGGAACGACAGCGGGACGTTGAGCGCTCGGGCAATCTCGCCCATGGCAGCCGTGCGGGCCGCCGTCACGGCGTCAAGGTCACCCTGGCCGCTGACGCCCTCGATCTTGCCGCCGCCGTCGATGATCAGCGGCTCGGATGCACCGCCCGACTTGGCATGCTTGGCCTTCCAGGCGAGAAGAATCGTCTGCTTAGCCTGCTCGCTGATCGGCGTGGGGAATTGGAACGACAGGCGCCGGGTCGTACCGGTGGCCGCCATGGTGGCCGCCCAGGCGTCGAGGTCGGCCACCAGTTTTAACTGCGTCCGGCACTTGTCTAGCGGGCTTTCACCGATGAACGCCCACCGGCTGTAGCCGCCCTTGACGTGAATGATGTCACTGGACGGCACCGGCTGGCCATCGAGCAGGTACCGGAACGGGTTGGAAGCCCAGTCGATGACGACTCGGCCGCGGTCGAGAGGGATGATTTCCGCTGCCTCGCCGGCGTAGGTCCTAGCGATGTAGGCGTAGGCGTTGCCCTGCGTCATGGCGTCGGACACCAGCCACCGCCGCAGTTCCCATCCGTTGACCATCTCGGTCGCCCGGCCCGTCATCAGGCTCAGGGCAGCCGGCTGCACCTCTTGGTCTTGGCTGTCGTAGACGCAGATGGTCGTGCTGGCGAGCATCGACGCAACGCCCTCGATGGCACGTTGCACGCCGGGCAGGGCCTCGACGTCAGTCGTGCTCGAGGTCTCAACGAGCAGCGAGGCGTCGAATCCGCCGATGAAGTATCTGCCTAGGCGCGAGAAGAATCCCACGCCTCCCCCAGTTTGAGTACGCGCTTTTTCTGTCAATAGGCGAACGTGACATTTTTCGTCACATTGCGCAAATAGTCGAACTGTCCGCTTGGTGGCGTCAGATGGTCATCACGCCGGACGGCGGCATCCACTGCTGGGAGCGCCCGCGCAGCTCGAACAGGCGGGCCGCGTTGCAGGCCGCCACCAGGGCGTCGATGTTCTGCCCGTCCCGCTTCTGCAGTTTGACCAGCCCCCCGTCGTAGGTCTTGGTGGTCGCATGCCGCAGTTGGTGCAGCAGCACCGGGTCGTCGTGGTACCGGAGCGCCTTCATCCGGATCAGGGCCACGAACGTCGACCAGGCGGGCGCCTGCTCCCGGATCGACTGGGACCGGGCCTCCACTGGCA